TTGCCGTGGGAGTTGATTGGAAAGTTTTATAAGCGGATTCCACCGCGACTTACATAGTAAGTCCTTTTCGTTTTTGTTCCACGCCTTCGGCGTGAGGTGCGTCTTTTCATTTGCGTTTTTTTAATTGTGATTTAATACCGGAACGGAGACCGCCGGATGAGAATTGTTTTGCTGGTTTGTTTTTCCAGAATTTTAAGGCATTGTCAGCCTTTTTGATTTGATTCTGAATGTAGCGTTGATACGCTTGGTCATGTGGTTGAATACCATTTTGTTTTAGGAGCGCGTCAGCTGCTTTGATTTTTGTGTCTTGGCCAATGTTTTTTATCATGGCATCGATGTGTTGAATTTCGGCATCTGTTTTAGCGCGTCCTTTCCTGAGCGTGAGTATTCTTTGCATGGCTTCCTGTACTGATGCAGAGTTAAGAGCGGTAGCTCTATCGTCCTGATTCAGGGTATAGATTGTATCTGCTTGCATTTTAAGCAAGTTTTGTTTTGCTGTTTCAATCGTTGTTTGATTGAGTTCTCCGGCTTGCCGGAGGTGTAGTGCTGCTAAACCTTTTTCTATTTCGGTTTTAGCTGTTGACATTTGCAATGATGCTGTTTGTGCTGCGCTTTGTGCTGTTTGTTGCACTCTTAAGAGTGCGTCAGCTGCGGCAGTTCTGGAGTTTGCATCCAGATTGTTTGCCTGGGCTTGTTTTACTTTTACGTCGTATATATCCATTAGGCCGGATTGTATTCCACCGGCATTGGTTTGAGGTGCTTCAAATTTTGCACCTTCTACAGAGGATGAGCGTACTGGTGCAGCTTGTTGTGTTGCACCGTCGCCGTATACTAAGTTTGGGTTTAGGCCAGCTGCTTTAAGTCTGGCCATTTGTGCTGCAGGTGAATTGTAATCATTCTGCATTTGAGTGTCTGTTAGTGCGTCACGCCTTTGGCGGTCGTACATTTCGCGGGAGAAGTCCTGCGATTTTCTGTTTTGCCTGTTTTGTTGTGTTGTGTTGAACACGTTTGAGATTAGGTTAGCCCCTAATCCGATGAGTGGTAGTAGTGGGAGTGGCATGTTTTTTTAATTTAATTGTTAAATTATTTTTTTGTTTATGACCATACCTTTTTGCTTCTTATGTCGCTTATTTGCGCTTTCGTAAACTCTCGCTTTTATATGCTAATATAGTGCTTTTTGTGGTATGTTGTGTCATTAAACACTAATATATCAAGGATGTATTAGTTTTTGCCCTCCCCCTGAGCCTCCTCGTCGGCTTCGCCGCCTTCGTCAGCAATTTGTATTTCCAATTGCTTTAGGGGGGCTTTTTTAGCCTGTTTAAGGGCTTTTTGTTTTTTGTCCTCTTTTATCTTGTCGGCCAAGGTTTCGGCCTCGTATTGGGCTTCTTTTATGGCTTGTTCGCGGTCTGCTAAGTCCATGTGTGCGAGGTCTGGCATATCGTCGTCTTCTCCGTTGTAGATTGCTTCGCGGTGGCCGTCCAGAGGTAGGCCTTTAGAGAACCTGTCCATGATTTGTTTGATGGATAGCGTTTGGTCTGGTATTGTGAGGGATGGTTGTGTATTGACTTCGCCTTTAGTTGGGAAGTCTTTAGCGTTCCATTGTGTTTTGAATTTCATGTGTTTGGTTTTTTTATGATGTAAAGAATTTCAAGGACGAATTTTGTCATGTCCTTGAGTGTGGTTAAGATTCTGTGAATCCTGGTCTTTCTATTTTTTCTGAGCATTATTTTTTATTTACATTGTTATCGGCGTCAGACGCCTAAACTTGTGTTTTCGTTTGCGCTTAGGCGCAAGTAGCTAAGGTGGTCGATTAAGTATCTTGGTCGCTATCGCTGTGATTTTCTTTTGGTTGCAAAAGAAACAAAACAAAGGTGTTATTTGTTTATATCTTTTCATTTTGAGACTCTTTATTTTTCATGTTGCGGAATGCTTGTATTGTGGCTTCTGCTTTGTTACGAAAGTACATTGGGTCTTGTAGATTTTTTTCCAGTTCCTTTAATTGAAGTTTTCTGGCATGATACCCGATTGCTTTGCGCTCTTCTGTTGAGTACATTTTGTCTTTGTAGTATCTTGGCATTGATATTTTTTTGCCGTCTGGTAGGTTGCAGTACATACGTTCGTTTTTATTTGCTTTGTGCCATTTTATCATATTGGGGGCAAGGTAGTTACTTCCCAGTCCTTTGGACATAAGGGCTTTTCCTCGTTCTCTATCATCATTAGTGTGGAAAGGAATTTTTTGTGTTTTGGAAATATATTTGAGAGTGTATCCGATAGTTGCGCCATTGACTGGCGCGTAGTGTATAGTTCCCAATTTCCAAGAGGCTTCGATTGAAGGAATAGTAGCATTAAATAGGATAACGTGGTAATGTGGTCGATTAGTTTTACTTCCGTACTCTCCGACACAATAATATCTAATTTGTGATTGGTGATTGTCAGGATGCTTCCGTAATTTTTTGAAAAACTTTTGGATATCGGTCTTATCCAGAGACATATAACCGGAAGGTTTGAGGGGAACATGTTTTGTATCATAAGTCATTGTTATGAAGTGTGCAGATTTTGAAATCTTTTCCTCTTGTGTTAGTCTGAAAGACCATGCAGATACCCGACGTGCACAGCACGACGGGCATTTGTTGCATGGGACTGCTTTAGATTCGTTTGTCATTTTATCTCTGACAGTATATGGAGTCATACATTCTGCCATTTTTAGAATGATGGAGTACCGAATTTTGGCATTGAGCGTACCGCGCGTATTTTATGTAAGACGTGCGCGTATAGATGGTCGTCAGTTCCGCCAGTAACTGCAAAGATTCTGTCTGATGGATTTGCAGAGATGAATGCTTCGTTGAGTGCTGGTAGTCCTGTAAAGATTCTTCCTTCGTGCCAGAAGTTAAGAGTGTTGCGGAAATCTCCTGCTACGCGTGATGGAATGTATTTATATTCTGCGTAACGTGGTATGTAACCGAAGACGCCGTCGCCGGCTGCAGTGTATGCATATAGTTCACGGTTTTTAATTTCCTGTTCTCCGATGTTTGCGAATGATGGCCAATAGAATTCAAACGGGTCGTTAGTTTTTAAGAAGTGGCGGGCGATACCTTGTTGGTATGCTGTTTTTGGAAGAACGGACATGATTCCGATTATATAGCCGTGTTCCTCGCAGTAATAAGAACCGTGAGATCCTTGTGTAACGGATACACCGTGTCCGGCCATGTTGCCTTGAGGTGCTGTGGCTGTGTCTGATGTGTTGAGTACTTCGCTCCAGATAACGGGGCTTTTTGTTCCGGTGATGTATTCCGGACGTTGTAAGCGTTTGTCTGATGAGCGTACCCCGAAGTGAGAGAGAATATTCTCTATGTAGCGTGAACCGCCGCGGGCTGCTTTTTCTAACCATTCCTGTAAACGGAATGCACGACGTAAGTCGTTAATGGTTGTTGTACCTGCGTCGAGTCCTGATGTTTCTGCAAAGAGGGTGTCCGGTGGTATGTTTGGCTCATTTGCATTTCCTGATGCTATATCGAAGTCTGTTGGGGCTGCTGTAACTGTTCTGTCATTTACGTCATATATTTTGACAGGAACGTCGTTGAATCCAGCAAGTGGAAGACCGACAGGATCTCCTTTTTGTGCGAAAGGTAATGCAGCGGTAAAGTAGTCATGATCCCATGCTCTTTTGCGTAGTGTATTTAGCGCTGTGTTTGCTGTGTTTGAACCGTCAGAGAGTAGATAATCAACTTCTGTTTGTAGGTTTTGGTCACGGTAATATTCGTTAAATATTTTTTGGTAGGCTGCTTGCGGGAAAGCTGATACGATTTCGTCAAATGCACCAAGAGGTGTAGGGATTCCCAAGTAGTCATGAAGTTTGGAGTAGTTGGATGAATTTATCAAGAAGGTAGGGAAAGCGGGCAGAGAGCCGGCTACTTTCGTGTTAGTGATATAATTCTCCCAATTAGGCCAAAGTATTCTGTTTGGTACAAAGAAATAATGCATGTAGACGTCGATTCTATGCATGACTGGTGCTACCAGAGGAGCGAACCGGAGAAGTGAATCGCATCCGATATTGAATTTATCGCCTGGTACACATTCCAAACATAGTGTAGGAACGAGGTTTCCCATGTCTAATGATAGTTTAACGTCGTGAGATAAATCAAAGACGTTGTTTTTTGGCTTTGTGAGTTTGATTGCATTGAATAGATTCATTTTTTTTGTTTTTAATGTTTAAAAAAAGGGCTGCCCGTAGAAACGGGCTTGCCGTGGGAGTTGATTGGAAAGTTTTATAAGCGGATTCCACCGCGACTTACATAGTAAGTCCTTTTCGTTTTTGTTCCACGCCTTCGGCGTGAGGTGCGTCTTTTCATTTGCGTTTTTT